AGCAAATGAAACCGTCGGCTTTTCAAAGATAAGCCAGGGCGGTGTTACAGGCACTGAGGTTGATATTAAGCTAATACTGAAATATGCGATAGATAAGTTAGCATCGGGGATTATTTTCATACACAACCACCCGACAGGGAACTTGAGACCAAGCCAGAACGATATACGCACATCTAATAAACTTAAATCTGCGTGCGAATTGATAGAGGTAAAGCTAATAGACTCTATCATAATATCTGATGAAGGGTATTATAGTATGGCTGACGAAGGGATAATTTAAAGTTAAACTTTCCTAAAAACAAGTATTCCAGACAAAAATAATAGCAAAAAAATTTGCACATTAATATCTTTATCACTACCTTTATAATACTAAAACAAAGGGGATGCCGAAAACCTAATAGAGTAAGCATAAAACAAACAAAAAAAGTAAGAGCTATGAAAACAGAAAATTACACAAGAACTGAAATTATTGAAGCATTGCGTCGGTTCGACGAAGGCTGCATTGGTGATTGCCTTGATGGGCTAAGTACAGAGGAACTTTACGAGAGACTAGATAACGTTAGCGAGGATTACACCGCCGATGATCTGATTAAGGCGGTTAACGAGGGATTTTAATTTAATAATAGCCGAACAACAAATTAAAATAACAGAATTATGAAAAAAATTTATTTACTTAACGCATTCAGCCTTCAAATGTTAGAGGGAGATGCAACTGTAAAGTTTACGGAGGTGGCTAAACTCCCAGAAGGCTTAACCAGTGCAATAGGACACCAAGACACAGCCAATGTTCTTGGTGTTGAGATGAATAGGATTAACGTAACTCTTAAGAAGGGTGATATCGCCTACGTTGCACAATTGCAGGGCGGGCGGTTACCTGAAGGAAGTACAACGCTTCCTGAAGGATTTTCCTTTAAATTCGTGAAGGTGGAAGTGTTATAATGCTTACACAATTGCCTGTCCGCTTTTTGCGGGCGGGCTTTTGTGTTTAACAAATTAAAAAAGCGGTGGAGGTTAACCGCATTTAATCGTACCACATGGAATTTAATAGGAGGCAGCCGAAAATCCTAAAAAAAGAGTAGGCGTAAATTTAAAACAATAACAACTATGAAAACAGAAATTTTTAAATCAAAAAACGGTCTTAAAATAATAGTCGAAGACCGTAATGAGATGATTGGCACAATGGATTGGTTTAACGACCTAATGTCCAGGAGCGAATTCATAATACGCCCGAGACCAGACGGGTTACCTGCGCTATATCTTAAAACAATAAATGGCAATGAAGAAGAATGCAAGCTCTTGTGCACTAAAAAGTGCCAAGAAAGAGATGATGTTAGAGAGACAGAAGACGGATACATTTATCCGTATTCGATTTCATTTGGCAATGATTACAGATATGGTTTATTTATGCATCCTTTAACGCCGACAACCGAAGAAGAAGTTGAAAAAATGATTTTGAAAGCCGTCGAGGCTTTCAGGGAATGGTGGGAATATGAAGAAGGTATTGTACATATATATCCAAAGGGATATAATAAATAGCGAAATACTTTGATAATATAAAAATATTCATTATCTTTACAGTGTTAAAATAATGCGCTTGAAATGATATATAGCGCAGAAAGTCCAGCACCCGATTCGGGTAAATATATAGGCAGGTAAATTTGCTGGCAATTTACTACCAAAGATTAGAGGATTATTACTGTCTAATCATCGAGCGGTGAGAAAACTATTCCGCTCATTTAAACATTAAAAATTTAAACATATGAATCTACAAGACTTTTACAACTCATTGCCGGAGCAAACCGCTCCGAAGAGCGACTGGGTACGTTCCGTCGCTGAAAAATTAGGTGTCTCGGAAGTAACCGTGCGCACTTGGGTGTACGGAAGGAACAAACCGAGAGAAAAACGATTATTAAAAGGACTATCTGAAATAACAGGTATTCCAGAAGACAAATTATTTAATTAAAAAAGTGCACATATGGAAACAAGAATCAAATTAAAGAGACTCGAATTGTCTTATTTTAAGGGCATTCGGAGCTTAAGCGTATCTTTTTTCGATAACACGGTTATATCGGGAAGGAACACGACTGGTAAAACAACCATCTTCGATGCCTGGAGTTGGTTGTTGTTTGGTAAAGATAGTTTAGGTAACACAGACTTTGAAATTAAAACGTTGGATGAGAACGGCAACGTCATCCATCATGTTGACCACGAAGTCTGCGGCTATTTAGAGGTAAACGGTGAGCAGCTTATTCTTAAGAGAGTGCTGCACGAGAATTGGACTTCGAAAGGTGAAGAACAACGATTGAAAGGTAATGAAACGAGATGTTTCATCGATGGAGTTCCGATTACGGTAACCGAGTATCAGAAACGGATTAGCGAGATAGTCGATGAAAATCTTTTCAGGTTAATAACGAATATAAATTACTTCCATTCGTTAAAAAGGGATGAAAGAAGAAATATTCTCATCTCTTTGGCTGGAGAAATCGAAAACGAAGAAATAATCAAGAACGATGACGATTTAAAAGACATTGTCGAGATGCTCAATAAAGCATCTATTAATGATTTGAAGAGAAAAATATCGGCAGAGAAAAAACGGATAAATTCCGAAATAGCCGATATTAAAGTCAGAATCGATGAGCAAATAAAGGGTCTGCCAGAGGGAATCGATTTTGACGAGATACAGAAACAGTTAGAAAAAAAGAAAGAAGAACTATCTGCTATTGAAAAACTTTTATCCGACAGACAGGAATTAGTAAAAAAACAAATCGACGAAGCTAACGAGAAGCGTAAGTTAATCGGAGAGCTACGTGGCAAACAACAAGAAATCTTAATCGAAGCCGAATTAGAGGCTACGAGAGTAGCTAATGAGAAGAATAAAAATTATTATAATTTCGAGATGGTTCTCGAAGAGAAGTTGGACAAAGTAAAACGGCTTGAGAAACTTGTTACTGATAAAAAGAGAGATATTACGGATTTAACTTTGAAGATTGATAAATTAAAAAAGGAAAGAGAGCGGCTTGTTGTTCTATGGAAAGAAGAAAACGCAAAACAGTTAGACAGTAAAATCGGTTGTTTGATTTGTCCTCTTTACAACCACGAATGTTCCGACGTTGAGGCGTTAAGAAGGTTCTCTAAGGAATCCACCGACGTCGAGGCGGAGTTTAACGCTCGAAAGATGAAGAGGCTTTCTGAAATAAACGAAGAAGGTCTTAAGATTAAAAACGAAATAGAAGAGGAGTTAAAGAACCTTGAAACATTAAATCAGGAACTTTTATCGTTAGAATCGAATTACAAGCAGGTTGTAGAGGAATACGATGCTTTCGCAAAAATTAAACCAGAGAAAGCCGTCCCAGAGCCTGTAGTGAAAGAAAACATTAGAGAGTGGGTTGAGCTCGAGAGACAGATTTCTTCGATTAAAATTGAAGAAGTCGAGCAGGACAATTCAGATATTATTGCAGAGAAAGAACGGTTAAATCGAGAGATACTCGACTTATCGATAAGGCTCGACTCTAAAAAACAAATCGAAAAAACAAACAACAGAATTAATGAGTTGCAACAAGAACAACGCAGGTTGGCTCAATCTCTTTCCGAGCAAGAAGAAATTGAATACAAATTAATGAGATTCAATAAACTTCGTATGGAAGAGGTTGATAGACGTGTTAATGATAAGTTTAGATTTGTAAGATTTAAACTTTTCGACACAACGCTTGATGGGAACGAATATGAAACCTGTGAAACGCTGATAGATGGTGTGCCGTATTGGTCGGCAAATAATGCAGGTAGAATATTAGCCGGGTTGGATATTATACAGGCTTTACAGAAATACTTCGGGGTTTACGCTCCGTGCTTTGTGGATAATTCCGAAGCAGTCAATTCATTCCCAAAAATGGATTGCCAGATGATTTACCTAAGAGTTACGGACGATGATAAGTTGGTTATAAGTGAATTATAAACTTTAACATCAGAGTATCAAATATTTAACATAAAAACAAGTAGTATCTCAAATACTTTATCTATATTTATAAAATTAATAAACACACAGAATTATGGAAGAAAAAAAACAAACAGCTCTTCAAAAAGACATAACCGATAGCGTTATGATTAGAATTAAAGAGCTTCAGGAAGTAGGTGCGTTAGTTATCCCAAAAAACTACGCAATCGCCAATGAATTGAAAATGGCATTTTTTTCACTAGAAGAAGTGAAGACTGCGGACAAAAAACCAGCATTACAAGTATGTACGAAGGGAAGTATTGCAAATGCACTTTTAAAAATGTGCATACAAGGATTATCTGTATGGAAGGGACAATGTTGTTTTATTGCTTACGGAAATAAAATAAAACTCCAACGACAATATGCTGGAACGATTGCTCTCGCATTAAGGACAGGTAAAGTAAAAGATGTTCCTTATGCAGAGATAATCTATGATGGGGACGTGATTGAATATGAAATAAAAAACGGTAGAAAAACTATTACTAAACATATTCAATCGTTTGACAATGTTGTTGCGGGAAACATTGTTGGAGCTTACGCAGTTGTCCCTTTATCCGATGGTAGTTATTATACTGAAATAATGACTATAAATCAGATAAAGAAAGCGTGGGCTATGGGTGCTACTGGAGGAAATTCACAGGCACATAGGGATTTTCCAGACCAGATGGCAAAGAAGACGGTAATTTCGAGAGCATTAAAAGTAATCATTAATTCGAGTAATGATGCTTATTTATTCGGTGAAGAAGAACAGGATACCGAATTAGAAGAAATTGAATTTACCAATATTGATATTGTGGATGATGAAGATACAATAGAAGAAGAGTTTATAGAGGATGAACCTCAGCAGGAAGAGAAAGATGATTTAATTGAACAGGGAATAGAACAAAAAGAATCCCCGCAAATGTTATTTTAAACAAAAGAAAAAACAAATGATAATAAAATAATATGAAATTAAGCGTTTTGAATTCTGATAGTAGTGGAAACGGCTACATATTAGAGAGTGATAGCGGAGAATGCCTTATTCTGGAGGCTGGAGTGAAATTTAAGGAATACAAGAAAAGGTTAAATTTCAAATTAAATGCTGTTCGGGCGTGTGTTGTTTCACACGCCCACCGAAGGCGACCATTCGAAAAGCGTTCCTGATTTTATTGATGCAGGCATTCCTGTTTTAGCTGATGAAAGCGTGTTTAATAGCTACGGAATAAATAGTCCTGGTTGTATCATAGCAAACCATCAGCATGAGTATAAGTTTGGAGACTTTTTTGTGAAGCCGTTCTCGGTAGAACACGACGTCCCTACTTTCGGGTTTCTATTAAAACACCCAGAAATGGGTAAAGTTGTTTTTATTACAGATACAGATGAAATAGGTTACTCATTTAAAAAACTCAATAATATAATCGTAGAAGCTAATTTCAGCGATGAAATTATTGAGCAAAACGTAATGAATGGAACTATTCACCCTATTCACGAGCAAAGAGTAAGAATGTCTCACATGAGTATTCAGAAGTGCGTGAATTGGCTTGGAGCTATCGACCTTTCGGCGGTGAACAATATTGTACTTGTTCATTTGAGCGAACAGAATAGCGACGCTGATTTATTCAGAAAAACAGTAGAAAACAGGTTTGGAAAGAACGTGTTCATCGCTGGTAAAAACTTAAATATAGACTTTAATAAAACACCGTTTTAATGGAAAAGCTATTAGAAGAAGCTGAAAAAATGCAAAAATATCTCGAGATTGAATGTTCGGATAATGTTGCCGAAATAAAAGAAAGAATAAATGCCTTATCAGTATATTTAGCAAGGTCAGGTAATATGCTGGCGGAGGCTAAACGTATTTATAGACGCAAGGTAACATCTGAAATCGCAAACACAATAATAGCTATCGCTAAGGAAAATTTCCTTTCTGCAAAAGCACAAAATGCGCTTGTTGACTCGATAGCCGAAGACGAGGCGTTCCTTGTGGACAAGTTAGATAGAATAAATAGTTCGTGCGTACATCAAATCGATGCGTTACGGTCTCTTTTATCATATGAAAAAGAACAACTTCGAACATTAAATTATCAACAATAAAATGGGAAATATATTACATAACACAGATATGATTGAAAGGTATGAGAGGAGGATTCAGGTTGAAAAACTGACTCCTCTCGGCAGGGAAATATTGGAAACATATATACCTGTGAGGGTTGACGAAAAAACAATAAAATTAGTTAAACCAGAAAATCTTTCATCGAGTAAAAATGAAAAAGTGTCCCGAAAAAGAAAAGAAAAAGATAACAGAAAATAAAAAACTTTTCTAAAATATGAATATTATGATACGTAAAGTGAGTAAAAAACAAGCCAAAAAAAATGCAGAATTGGCAAAGATTAAAAAGAAAATGAAAAAGGTGTGTTTCTTTTGCGGTGGGCGTGGATACGACCTTTGCCACGTGTTGCCAAGGTCACTTATGCCACAATATTACACCGAAGAGTGGAATCTTATAATTGCTTGCCGAACACATCACGAAATGTTTGATAATCATGTAGAGTTTCGCAAAATGTTCAACTCTCTATATGAGCAAGTTGTCCAAAAAGTAAATTTAGAAGACGTCGGGAGAGTTAAAAATTACTTCGGGAGATGAGACAGAAATATAAAAATACAAAATATCACGGTTACGCATCGAAGAAAGAATATTACAGAAGTAACGAATTGAAATTGCTCCAGAGAGCAGGAGAAATATCAAATTTAAAAGAGCAAGTCGAGTATCTATTATTACCTGCTCAATATGAAATAATAAATGGTAAAAAGAAATGTATTGAACAATCGGTTAAGTATATTGCCGATTTTCAATATATAGATAAAGATGGTAACTTGGTAGTCGAAGATACAAAAGGATTTCGCACGCAAGCATATATCATTAAGCGAAAATTGATGCTTTATATGCATGGAATAAAAATTCGAGAGATTTAAGTTTACTTAACTCCAAAAATTTGTATATAAAATTTCTATTCGCTACTTTTGGTACAGGAACAAAAATAATAAAGATGAAACAGAATTTTCCATACGCATCACATAACCCCAATCAGGGCAAATTTACTATCGGTATATATTCATCTTTATGTTTTGTTCCACCCGACAGTTTTTTGTTTCTGGTTGGGGTTTTTTATACACACTAAAATGGAAACAAAATTGATACTTTTAAAAAAACGATGGCTTTCATAAAAATAGACAGGAAATTCTTTGAGGGACAATTCTGGGAACAGGAAAGAATTTTCTCTTATGCAGAAGCATGGATTGATTTAATTCAATTAGCTAGGTATCAAGAAAAGCCAGAAAAAAGGTTACTAAAAAATGGACGAACAATAACAATAAACAGAGGTGAATTACATGTAAGTTTACGGTATTTAGCAAAACGATGGAATTGGAGTGTTGGTAAAGTAAGCCGTTTTCTAGAAAAGGCTATTTCAGAAGACGCAATTAAAAGGCGAACGGAACACTGTGAAACCATCTTAACTCTCTCAAATTATGGTACTTACAACCAACTACCAGACGATAATGAATACACCGGCGGAACACCAAAACAGGTTAAAATACGTAAAAACAGACAAAAAACGGAACACCAAACGGAACACCAAACGGAACACCAAAAACATACCATAACTAACAACAATACAAGTAATTATAAAGAAGAAAAAAATGGAAACGAAACACCAAACGGAACACCAAACGAAACATTAATAGATACACCAATAGATACACCGGCGGAACAAACTCAAGAATATAAAGAAGGAAAAGAATATAAAGAAAAGAAATATATAAAAGAAAAGAAAGGAGTTTCTAAAAATGGAGAAAAAGTTATAAAAACCAATCACGACCCACCAAGCCAAGAAGTTTTAACCGCTTTGGATGGAGTTATAGACACAGAATTAGATGAATGCCAAAAAGCATTAAGTAACGATATTCAGTGGAAAGAAATATTTTGCATGAATAATCGAATACGTGCAGAGACATTCGACAAGTATTTAGAGCAGTATTTCAAGAAACTACAAAACGAAGGCGTAACAAAAAAATCAGAGCGAGATGCAAAATTTCATTTCGCAAATTGGTTTAGAATTGAATATAAGCGAAGACATGAAGAAACAACAGGACGGAGATATAAAAAACTTATGTAGCATTACTCTACCGTACAATGAGAAGGCAGAGAAAGCTACAATAGGAGCGATGCTCTTGGAAAAAAATGCAGTGTATGATGTGATTGATTTCCTTAAGCCAGAGATGTTTTACAATGAGTTTCTGAAAAGTGTTTACGAGGCAATTTTGAGGGTTGAGGCAAATTCACAAGTCGATTTAATAACCGTAGTTGAGGAATTAAAAAAAACGGATAAAAATATCGATATTTTGAAAGTGGCTTTTTTAACAGACGAAGTTGCATCTGCAACGCATATAAAAACACATGCGTTAATTGTATATCAGAACTACATAAGGAGAAAATTAATTCTTTCGTGTGCAAAAACATTTTCGGATAGCAACGATTTGTCGGTTGATGTTTCCGATTTAATTGATGCACACTTATCGGATATAGAGAATCTTTTAAACAGTGCAATAGAAAACGAAACAGTAAATATCTCATACGCAGCATCGGAGGCTTTCGCAGCTTATAAGGAGCGAGAGAAAATGGTACTTGAGGGGAAAAATGTAGGAATTCATACAGGATTGAATAAATTGGATAGAATCTTGAATGGATTTCAAAAGGGAACATTAAACATAATTGCAGCCAGACCTGCAATGGGAAAGACGGCTTTTATGTTAAACATAGCCAGGAAGGCAGCAAAGAAAGGATATAATGTTTTTATCGTTTCACTCGAAATGACAAAAATATCTTTGGTTGACAGAATGATAATTACAGAGAGCGGAATTGATTCGAATAACTACAAGGCAGGGAGGTTGACGCCAGAGGAATACGTGTCGATGATTAAAGGGAAGGAAAATATATCGATGCTACCTATCGAGATTAACGATACCGCATTGATGACAGTACAACAAATAAAATCACAAGCCAAGAAACTTAAGCGGAAGGGTAAATGTGATATGGTTTTGATTGATTACTTACAGTTAATTGAAACTCCTTTTGTAAAAAATAGAACAAAAAATGATGAAGTAGCGGAAATAACAAGGATGCTTAAAATTATGGCAAAAGATTTAGGGATACCTGTTGTGTTATTGTCACAATTGAACAGGGAAGTTGAAAAAAGAGGCAATAAGATACCTATCTTAGCGGATTTGAGAGATAGTGGTGCGATAGAACAGGATGCAGATGTTGTACTGTTTATACATAGGGAGCACTATTACAACGACGAGGCAGACCCGCATAGAGGCATAATCAGAATTGCCAAAAACAGAGAGGGGATGATTGGGGATATAGAGTTTTGGGTAAATGACACTATATCCGATTTTAGAGATGATGAGCCTTTTACAGGGACATTTGTTTCGGGAAATTATGAACGAGAATACGAAACACCGTTTTAGTATAGGAAGATGAAGCTGGTAGAAACATCGCAAAACGCAAATAAACGGCTTAGATACGATTATCTATGGTTGAATTAATATCTAACTAAGTAAAGAAAAAATAAACGCTTAAAACGCATAAGAATGCGTGATAATAAAAACAATAAAATTATGAGGGAAATAAATCTGACAAAAGAAGAAGAAGCTATATTTTATAATGCAAATGTAAAGGAAGAGGATATTCAAAATCTTATAAAAAAATATAGCGTAAAAAAAGTTGACAATGTAAACTACGTCTTGTGTGATAGAAAACGAGACAGTGGTGAAAACCCAGACTTTTTGGGTACAAAAAAAGCCTTGACAGGTATTTTGCAAAAAAATGAAACATTGAGAGATTTCGTAGAGTTTAAACTAAGAATAAGACCTGTTATAGAATTTCGGAATAATGATTTTATAGTGGATGCAATAAAAAGGAAAATCAGGAAAAATGAGAAGAAAAAATGACACACCTATTGTGATTATGAATGCCTCAAAACAGCCAATTATTTCGATAGGAGCTAAGTTTGGGAAGGTTTGGATAAATGGAAAGCAATACGTTTACTTTCCGGATTTTGATGCTTTTGTAAGAAAAGATTGCGAGAAAATCGTAAGGAAGCGTTTAAATCTTGGAGCTAAAATAGAAACCATTAATATTCTGAATTAAAACAAAATGGAGTACACAGGGTTTAAAAACGAATACCA